CCATTAGTTCAGTTAACAGTTAACTCTCCTCTAGACACTTCAACATATTAATTTTAATATTAATTTGTGGTCATCAAGCCTCATCAATTATTGGTGGGGCTTTTTCTTTACGCTACAATAAAATTAAAATTACTTATTAATCGTGGCAGCTACTATAACAGCAACATTATCAAGTGCTACTGCAAATAGCTATGTCACATTGGCAGAAGCTAATACATATTTTGAAACCGTACCAGATTCAAGCACTTGGACCAATAAAACAGATGATCAAAAAAATAGAGCATTGATAGCAGCTACAAGATGGATTGATAGTTTAGTTTTTTATGGTGATCGTTGTGATAATGGTCAGGCACTTAAATTTCCTAGAAATAATTATAAAGTTGATGATGTTGAATTAGCTTGTACGACTATTCCAAATAATATTAAATATGCACAATATGAACTAGCTAGAGCTTTGGCAAATGATACTGATGCAATTACAGGCACTACAGGTAAAGATGGTAATTTTGAAGAAGTTAAATTAGGAGATATTCAAGTAAAATATAATACCGATAGTCAGGGTACTGGTTCTGTTAATAATATTCTTGATGTCTACCCGTGGTTACAAAGTTATCTTGGAGCATATATGCTAGGTGGAGCAGGTGCTTTTCAGATGAGGGTAGTTAGAGGCTGATGGCGGGACAATTAGATTCACTTTTAAAAAGCGTAGCTAAACAGGTAGTAGCTGATTTAGGTAGTTCTTTAGATGCCACTATAAATTATGTAAAAAAAGGCAGATCCAGTTATAACATTGATACCTCTGAGCAAATTACTATTGATACTACTTATTTAAATTTAAAAGTACCTATCGAATTTATTAAATCTGAAGATGACGAAGGTAAAGAGATTAGACAGGCAAAATTGTATATCACTCCCGATTTGATTGGTAATAATCAAGTTGATTTTGATGATGAGATACAGCTTACATATGCGGGAGAGACAAGAACTGCACAGATTTATGATATAGATACTAGAAAAGGTGGGCAGGTTTATTTATTTACAGTATTGGTGCGATTCTAATGGCGAAAGATTTTTTAAAAGAAGATCCAATAAAAGATTTAGAGAGTCAATTAAATGCTGATTTTAATAAACTTGTACGAAAAGTACATCGAAGTTTATCTACAAAGAAGAGAAGTCCTGTTTATACTGGATTTTTTGCATCTAGTTGGAAAGCACAAACTATGGGCGTAAAAGCGAAAGATGATGTATATAAATTTCAACCTTGGGCTAATTTAGCAAGAGAAGGTAAAAAGAAAAAACCTACACCTAAAATTCAACCAAGATTTAAAATTGATAAGACATTTAATTATAAACGACCAGTTTTCATTGGAAATAGAGCTAAATATGCAGCTTACGCTTTAGAGGGTGGTAAAGTTCAATATTTTATACAGGGAGAACTTGGAAAACTTATAAAAGAAACAATGAAAGAAGGTAAACTATTTATAGCATCAAGACAAACAAGAGGTTTATCTGACGAAGGTACAGGTGGACAAGCTTACACTGAGTTTTAAATTATGACTTTAGTAAAAACAAGAGCAGCATTTGAAAAAGCAGTTACAGATGCAGTAACAGACGTAGATCCAACTGTTTCTATGGTTTATGACAATGTTACTTTTACAACTTCGGGTAAAACTAAAAAATATGTGATGATGATGGTTAATTACACTCAATCAACATTACAAAATCAAGGTGCTGCTTCTGATTATTATTCAGGTGTAATTCAATGCAATATTTATGTTCCAAAGAGTAAAGGCACTAAAGATTTGTCTGCTATAGCTGAAAGTGTAATTAATGGACTAACTTCGGTAAATGCTTCTACTTATGACGATAGTTTTAGTGTAAAGCCAAGAGTACAGGATATAAACGGGCCTACAATGCTTGAAATCGAAGATAGAAGTCATTTCGTGGGCGTAATATCTTGCCAATTCTCTACTAATGCCTAGTATAATAAAGTAGCAATACTTATTTTATGACTAGAGCAATCGAACTTTTAAAGAATAGTTTTGGTGTCAGCCAGTTATATCAACATGATGTAATTAAAGACGGCAATATTATTTTTAGTGTTTATTGGCATCCACTTACTATTTCCGAAAGAGAATCAATAAGCAAAAAATCAAATACTGATGACACTAATGATTTTGCTTTGATGTTAATGATTGAAAAAGCATTAGATAAAGATGGAGGTAGACTTTTTCAAGATGGAGATAAAGCATCCTTAAGAAGAGAAGTTGAAGCAAATATTCTACAGGAGATACAATTAGCCATGATAAACGCTGGTGCTGATAAGGAGGTTAAAGAGGCTAAAGCCGAATTGAAAAGCGAATAATGATTGGAAATTTATATTTTCTTTAGCAAAAGAATTAGGTAAAACTGTTGCTGAATTATCAGAGACTTTGACAGTTGAAGAAATGATAGGTTGGGCTGCTTATGCTGAGATAGAACATGAAGAAATGAAAAAACAACAGGAACAAGCACAAAGAGTTAGTGCTTTAAAAGGCAAAAGAAGGTAATATAGAGAAAATGTTTTGAGTTTTTTTGTAAAAAGTGGCTAATTATGATGTTTCAATAAGATTAGCTGTTGCAGGTGCAAAAGAATTAGATCGTGTCAATAAACGAACAGAACAACTAAGAAAAAATATAGATTTCATTAATAACAAAGCTCAAAAAGGCACAGCAGGTATGCCTGTTGTTAAAAACTTTAAAAATTTATCACAGGCAGTTACAGACGCTAGAGATGCTTTAGATGAAGCAGCCGTTGGAACAAAAGAATTTAATCATGCGGTAAAGAATCTTGTTCAAGTTGAAAATAAATATGAAAGACAGTTAAAACAAAGAGAGAGAAGATTACAAATACAAAGATTAGCTGCAAAAGAAAGTATTTCATTTAGTAAAGCTAAAAAGTTACTTATTGAACAAGAAAGAATAGCTGAAGAAAAATTAGCTCTTGCAAAAGAAAAAACCGCAAAAGCAGATGCAAGAAGAAAATTTATGCAAGGCCCAGGATCTGCTTTATCTAGTGCAGCGATTGGTGGAGCGTTTCCCTTACTGTTTGGACAAACGGGTGCAGCAGCAGTTGGCGGTGGTATTGGTGGTGCAGCAGGTGGTTTGATTGGTGGTCAATTTGGTTTTGCTTTATCTATCCTTGGTACAGCAATCGGATCATTTATACAAAAACAAGATGAATTAGATAAGTCTTTATCAAAAATTAGTAGATCATTTGAAAATGCTGGAAGTTCTGCTGGTTTTACAAGAGAATCTTTTAATGAACTGAGATCAACATTAAGAATGACTAAAGATGAAATTCTTGCTGTTGCCACAGAATTTGCAAGGTTTGGAGAAGTAGGAGAATCTGCTGCATTTATTTTTGGCGATAATCCTAATACTTTTAAAAATTTAGCTGCTATACGAGATACAAGCACACTCATGACAGCAATATTAGATACTCAGAATGGGTTAAGTATTAAACAACAAATTCAATTACTAAGAGAAGCAAAAGTAACAAGTTTTAAAGATATGCAATTAAAACTTAATCGAATGATATTAGAGGAAAATTTAAGAAGAGAAATAATAGAGGCAAGACAAATAACAAGACAACAAAAGATTTCAGATGTATTTAAAGAGCAGTTGAGATTAATAATGCTAATAAAGTCGTTTGGAACAATGGATCTTGGAAAAGCATTTCCTGATTTCTTTAAGAAATCTGCTGAAAAAGCTGAAGAAAATGTTGAAAAAATTAAAGCAGAATTTGAAGAACTTATGGTTGAACTACCAGAACTTCAAGACTTGTTAACTGAATTAGATACTCAAGTTCAAGGTATGAGTATTAGTATTCCATCTGCCATAGATTCGGTATCAGCAGAACTTAAAGAACTAACGAGTGTAGCATTTATGGTTACAAATGTAGCTGACACGGTAGGAAGTGCTTTTGGGGAATCATTTAAAGGAATAGTAAAAGGATCAATGACAGCCCAAGATGCTTTAAGAAATCTATTTATGCGTACAGCAGATGCGTTTTTAGATATGGCTGCACAGATGATCGCAAAGCAAATACAAATGAAAATATTAGGAATAGGATTGAACTTTTTTGGAGGAGGAATAGGAGGAGGAGGAGGAGGAGGAGTTATTGATAGTATGTCAGTTCCATTAGTAGATCCTTTAACGGGAATAGGTACAGCAGCAAATGGTGGTCCTATACCTGGCCGTAAGCCTACACTTGTAGGAGAACGTGGACCTGAATTGTTTACTCCAGGAGTTTCTGGTTATGTTACTCCAAATCATGAATTAGGTGGTAGCACAACAAATATCGTAGTGAACGTAGATGCTTCTGGTTCTTCTGTTGAAGGAGATGAACAACAGGGTAGAGAACTTGGTCGTCTTATATCTGTAGCGGTACAATCTGAAATAGTACAACAGAAAAGACCTGGAGGT